TACTGTCGCCGCTTAAATCCACGCGGTGTAAAAATGGTCCCATCTCCTATTCTAAGCTTAGGCGGAGGGATAGAGGTCCACGCAAAGTATAAAATACTCTGCGTGTCTTTATCGATCCGCACATATCGCTTAGCTACGGAGAAGGGAACCTTGACACCACAGGAATCATCCTCCCACAGAGGAACTGGACGCCACTTAACTCGCAAGAGTAAGTATTGGACAGTCTTCGGTAGAAGGATACCTGTTCTAGTGGAGAACAGATTAAGCTGGTTTATCACAGAGTACGAATCAGCGGGCCCGGAGAGTGTCTTAATATACACTCCCCGGAGGTTTCTACCATCAAAGTAGTCACCACCGCAAGATTCGCGGAACGGACCTTCACAAAAGGTCTTGTCTCGATTTAGATTGAACCCTAGGAGTTGGAGAAGTCGACATACCTTCGGATAGATCTCCGTCGGTACGACGATGTCATCTCCATTAACCCCAAAGTTCCCCTCTAAAACACCTCTAGGATAGACGGGTTTAACGCCGCTAAGCCTAAAAGCGGACATTACGGCACAGGAGAAAATGATTGTCTGCAAGGGAAAGGTAAATCCATTCCCCATGGTAGAAACCATATGTAACTCCTGCAGTCTGCCGTCAGGCAGTCTCGAATGAGTGGACCTCATAAGAACCAACCACTTGAAGAAATCAGGTGGAAGGAACCTACGGAGCATACTCAACGAGATAGAGTCAGATGCCGAAGATAGATCAATGGTTGCCCATGAACCATCTAAGGATCCTTTCTTTGCTAACTCACGGTTCTTGAACTGTTGATACCTTAGATCGATTCCAAGGTATTCATTCAACCGTTCATTCAGTATCTCTGCGAAGCCTAGCTGAAAATACATATTCAGCGGGGCCTCAACACAGATACTTCGTGAGATGCCGTCGTTCTTCGGAACGAAATCAAGACGGTTACCTTCAACGCTATACGCCTCCCCGTGTGTAAGAGACCGAAGAGATTCGGCACTCAGCCACTCCGGAAAAGCGGAAATATAGCGCCTGTACCAAAAGTACAAAGAAGGATTGGTAAAGGATAGTTTGGATGAGAAGAACTTCGTATAGAAGTCCGTCCCATCCGCTTGAAAACCAGAGCCGGGACCGACACCCCCTCGAGAGAGGATGTCGAACGGATGGTCTACAAGAGGGTTAATCCCACGGTGCCAAAATTTCCAAAGGTAGTTTTTAAACTCCCCGAGGAGAAAATCGTCACCGTAGGCCTCGCTATCTTTATACTCCCAAGTCCGACAACTGTCATTGACAGAGAGGAACTTGTCCAAGGCAGCAGACTTTGTCTGATCAGTCATCCCAGCTTCCATTTTCTTAAGGAAGCTATGGTAGATAGACGACGCAGCCCGCTCCTTAAAAGTAATCCCAGGCCAATCTTGTTCCTGCTGCAATCGTGAGAAAGCAGCCGGATCAAGTTGATCTGAGAGATCCTTCTTAAGGCACGAGAAAAGAGCATGAGGGCTAACACCCATAAATGCCACCTCTAATAAGAACGAGAAACAAGGAAATAGTCTTCAGCTAATAAGGCCTAAGAATTCAAGAAGTCTTTGGCCCGAAAAGCATCCAACTACAACCCCGAAGAGGAAGGCTTTCACCATCCTCTTCAGACACGTATTATCGGACGGTGATAAACCGTCAGATAACGCCTTTGATGAGCGAATCCGCGTAATCATCTGACTCTTCAGCCAGAAGACCGAGGGTAGCGCTCACAGCAGCTTTGATGTTGACAGCGTCGTTCAGTTCAGCGCCCGCCGGAATCTCCGCAATCAAGCGGAGGTTCATGACGCGCACTGTCTGACTCGAATCGATGTAAACACCTTTGCGTGTCAGGATCTCGATCCTATTGAGGGGAACATTAGGGTAAGACCCGTTCGTCGGATTCGCATTCGGGCGCGCCTTGTAAGGAGCGCGACGAATGGTATGCGTGAACGGATCACCCGCGGTGTTCGCACGCACGTTTGTTTGGGTTCCGCCTAAAGCGGAAACAGCCCATTGACGTGAGTTCGCATCTGGGGACAGGTCACTAACCAACGTATAAGTTGGACTAGTGAGACCAGTCACAGTAGCGCCCGTAGTAGAAAGGTCGGGAGACCAAGTCATGGAAGATTCTCCAACAATGTAGTGGATAGACTAGGCTAGAGCCTAGGACCTAAGAACGTGGCGAGTGGCCGCAAGCTGGCGAGTGAGTGCAACTAAGTTCACCCACTTTAGGCCCATTCCGGGGACCTGTAACTCGAAATGAGGTACAGGGAACCCGACGTTTGGGACGCGCTCAACTTGAGTCCACTTAACCACCGACGCGCCTGGCTCACCTTGGATTAACTCGTTAGAGTACAAACCTTGATCTGCATATGACGTGTTAGGATCGAGCCAAACTTTCGTACCGGCATTTGAAGAAATGACGGACGATCGCTGGGTCCGAGCCACCCACGCTGGATGCAGATTACGGTAGCTCCAAGATGAAACTAGATCACCAATATTGGTGAAATAGTCCACAAGGAAGGAATAGGGAATAAGCTCCCAAAGCGTAGGAACGAACTCCCACGGAGAAAAACCGTAGGACGAGAAGCTGTCTGGTCCAGAACCACTGGAATGGTAAATTCCATAGTACTTAACCAGAACATCAGTCTCTATCGTAGATTCGCTAGAGAGCTTCCAGCCGTAGCCGATGTCAATATCTGAGTTGGGCGTCTTAGAAACAGTTCTAATGTCTCTGCCAGAGGCCTTTACCATCTTAAACAATGGTTTGACCCAGCGAGAACGATAGAATGAATCTATGGCGTTATCCAAGTCGCTAATGACAGGAGCCCAGCCGAAACTCCATTCCAACCAAGTGTCCCTAACAAAGTTAAGAC